CACGTTTAGCAGAACTGATTATTTCGTCTACACGCTTTCTCAGTTCCTCACACTGTGGCGAAGACAAATCATAATCCATATCAGCTCCGAAGAAATTTTTCCGTTGTGTATAGCCTTGGGTCTGTATAAAGGGGTATCCGGGTGAAGTCGTACGCTTAATCGAATTAATGTACGGCTCTCCATCAATCCCCATAACTGCTTCCTCAAAAGAATAAACTGCCTTTAAATTAGCAGTCTCAACTTCCTTAGAAGCAACAACTACCGAGGATATTTCATCCACGAGCGCCGCCTTCGAATTTTCAATAATGTCCCTTGGGATCGTTTGCGGAACATTACCTAATCGTCCTAAGCGGTATGCTCGTGGGTCAAAAGTTTCGCCATTCACTTGTACAGGAGTAAGTGCGCATGGTTTAGAGATTGGATCTCTAATGCGCCCAAAACTTTCCGAAGGGCGAATGGCAGTTTGCCGGGGTTGGACAACCGGTTTCTGAATAGTACCCAGACGGATAAATTCAGCTTCCTGAGGAACTTGTCCTTGTTCCTTAGGAAATTCTCCTAATATCGTTCTTTGTTTCTGAACGAAGCCTTTCTCTTCCGGGAACATGGAAATGATAGCAACAGCATCTTCTTGATAGAAGGGTGTTGCCCATCCTTCTCCAGTTCCCTCGAGTCCAGCAACGTGGAAACCACAGATTTTTCCGGGACTAATCTGTGTATTTCGAACGATAAGAGGAGCTCCACACTCAGTTGGTTGAGTGTCTGCCTCATATCGCCATGCATCACGAATCCAGCGAATTTCTTGTTCACTATCATCGCCCACCTTGAGAATTTCTTCCCGCTGCAAACAGCTTCTACCTCGTTTAAAACGAAGCATAACTATGTCACGGTCAGATCCTCTCACATTGTTCTCTACCATTACTGGTAGAACAACAGCGGTAGCATCAACATGGCTCAATGAACCTCTTGAGCAAAAGTACGGTATCGCATCGGGATGAACTATAGAAGTATTACACACCATAGTCGTTAAATCCCGAGTAAACACCGGACCCCTACTTTCATCAGGCGACTGATAGTCTACCTTAGTTTCCAAAAGTTCTCCAATGCGGCATTCAAAGGCCCTGTTTAACAGGACTGATTTGAAGTACACAGTGGAGTCCGGGTTTATTCTCAATGCTTGCTGTAAACCAGCTACAAAATGTTTCGGCATTACGCAAATCTTTCCGCGAAGAAAGAATACGTGGCCTATAGGAATTCCAGTAGATGTCTCATACATCTTATAGAGATTCCTTCTTGCAACTGTAAGCAAAATCTCAGTGGCATTAAGATCTTTTACTCCCTGAGCTTCGGGGAGGCCAGTCTTTGGGTCAAAGGCGACTGACTCTACCTTCGCTGCCCTAGGTTGAGCTACCGGTGTGTAGCTTTCAACTTTAGCAGTCTTCACTGCTGGATTGTTATATCCCTCTACCTTTGCAGATTTAGGGATAGCAACCGGCGAATAAG